AAGCAAAAGAAACAAAAGAAATTAGTCATAAAACAGAGCCGATAAAAATATTGAGTATCGATTAATGGCAAAGATAGGTTTATCTACAAGAAAAAGATTAACAGCATTAGCAAGGAAAAACAAAATTAGACCATCGTCACTATTAAAAGTTTATCGAAGAGGATTGGGGGCGGCTGTTGAATCTGGGACTAGACCAGGACAAACTCCATCTAGTTGGGCAAGTGCGAGAGTAAATAGTTTTATAAAGATAGCCAAAGGAAGAAAAAGAATCAAGCACGATGCAGACCTAGTAAGGATAGAAAGAAAAAGAAGAAGATGAAAGTAAGAAGAGTAGCTAAAGATAAAAGATTTAAAAGTGTACCAAAAAAATATCTTTCTGGTGTAAAAGGGAGCAAACGTAGCCAGAGAGCAAAAGATTTATCGAGAATGCAAAAGCTTTATAAGTCTGGAAAGAAAGTTCCTAAAAGTTTAATGAAGAGGATTTTTGGTTAATTGGAAGATAGATCGCAAAAGACGAGAAATAATCGAACATCCAGCGAAAAGAAAAGTTCTAGTAGCTGGGCGAAGATTCGGAAAGTCTCATTTAAGTTTAATATGGCTATTGACAAGACACTTAAAAGCTGGGGAGCGAAGATGGATAATCACTCCCACTTACCGATCTGGGAAGAATACTACATGGAGACTAATGCGACAAATTTTTAGACAATATAACTGCCAGATAAATGAATCTGAATTAGCGATTAAGTTACCAGATGATTCAGAGGTTGCCATTAAAGGGGCGGAACAAGAGAATAATCTTCGTGGTGCTGGAATAAATATGGTCGTGATGGAAGAATATTCGTACATCAAGCCAAGAGTTTGGGAGGAGATAATTTATCCTATGTTAACTACAACAGATGGGGATGCTCTTTTTATTGGAACACCAAACGGATATGATCATCTATATGATGCTTTTTTAAGAGGACAAGGTAAAGATGAAGATTGGAAAAGTTGGCAGTATACTACTTTAGATGGTGGATATGTGCCAAAAGAAGAAATAGAAAAAGCGAAGAGCATGATGGATGAGAGAGCATTTAAAACAGAGTTTCTTGCATCCTTTGAAACTACAGGGAATAGGGCGGCTTATAATTTTGAGAGGTCTGTTCATGTAAAAAAGGCAAATGAATTATCAAGCAATATCTTTTGGGGAATGGATTTTAATATACTTGGTTCAGCTTGTCTAGGTTGTGAATATTCAGATGGTGTTGTTCATTGGTTTGATGAGATCAGAATACCTAATTCAAACACAGAATTGATGGCGATGGAGATGAAAAAAATTGCTCCAAATATTCCTGTGTATCCAGATGCAACAGGGTCTGCAAGATCAACAACTAGCAATCGTTCAGACCATGCTATTCTTAAAGAACATAATTTTCAAGTTGTATCAAAGAAAGCAAATCCCCCTGTAAAAGAAAGATTAAATAGTTTAAACAGAATTTTAAAGGATGCAAATGGTAAAGTAAGAATGACGATAGACCCTAAATGTATAAATCTAATTAAAGATTTAGAGCAAACTCAAAGAACGAATGATGGAAAGATTGATAAAAAAGATGACAAGCTATCTCATTTTCTCGATGCCTGTAGTTATTATATTGCTCATAAGCATTCTTTGATTAGTCGTGTACCAAAAAGCATAGGCATATAATATGGAATTTCACGATAAAATAACTATTCCAAATCTAGGAAGAATGGCTGTTATGGATTCTGTTAGAAAGGCAGAGGATATGGTTTTGGAGGATGAGTATGCAAAAAAACAAACAGCTTTGGATTTTTATTATAATAGAAATATTGATTCTCATATTGAACCATATTTTCCAGGACATACACTCTCGCAAATTCCAGTAACATTTTTAAGAATCCTGCCAAAATTTGCAAGAGCTAGGATGATGCTTTATAAAGTTCCTCCTAGAAGATTTATCAATGGGGAGGTAGCGGATGAGTATATGGAGTACGCTTATCATTTAGACTCTACATTAAGAACAGCATCCGAGTTAGCATGGACACTAGGGATGATTCATGTTCGTTCTAAATGGAATGAAAGAAAGAATAGGATTGAGTATGACATATTGCCAAATGTAAAAGAATACTATTATGAAGAGGAAACAGTACCTTTTGGATATTCATACGAAATAGGAAAAGATAGTAAAGGTAACAGACAGTTTTACTTCTTTAGTGAAGAAAGAGATGGCGAACCTGGTTTGCACTTTTTATTTACATCAGATGAAAAGATAAAGCCAATTGATGGCAACCCAGAAATGATAAATATATATGGTGTAAATCCTATATCAAAAATAATGTTTCCATATAATGCTAGTGACGTTGTAAGATGTGCGGTCAATTGTTCGATAGCTATGTCGGAAGTCTTTCTAGCAATTAGATATCAGACAGGCTCACCAGTAATGACAGGGATTGATACGGAAATCCCTAATATAAAATTTGGAATAGATCGGCTCATTTCTCTACCTAGCGATGCATCTTTATCTTATATTGCTCCTCCTTCTAACATACCAGCTATGATTCAAGGGATAAAAGAATATCTCACTATTACAGCACAAAATCACTCGTTAAGTATAAACTTTTCTCAAGGTACTACTCCTCCATCTGGAATAGCCTTAAAGATAATGAATCTTGATAATGAAGAAGCTAGGGAAGCAGATATACCTTTATTCAAAGAATTTGAAGAAATGAGATATGAAGTAGATCGGAGAATTTTAGAGGTACATACTGGAAGAATTTTCGATGAGTCATATGCAGTAGACTTTGAAGAAAGTAAGATGCCTTTAGAATGGCCACAAGAGAAAGATAAGCTCCAATTCATGCTTGATAATGGACTTATGACTAAAAGGGATCTCTATAAGTTTTTCAACCCAGATATTACATCGGAAGAATTGGAAAATAAATTAGAAGAAATTGAAGAAGAAAAGTTGGTTGAAGAAGTAACAGAACAGCCTCAATCACCATTAGTAAGGGCTTTACAAGGTGGCTAAAGAACAGATAGCACAGCAATTCTCTAATGCCATACAAAAGGCACAAGCTCAAATGATTGAGGATATTCTAGATCTTCAAAAATCATTAAGCAAACAAGAGTTTATTTCATTATTAGGCTCATTAAATGTAGATGAATATTTATTTAATGAAATTGGTTTACAAAGAGGTCTAGATCAATACATCAATTCATATGAAAATGTTTTACTAGGAATGGAAGCAACAGGAGTTGTTACAGAAGAAACTTTAAAAGCCTTAATTAATTTAGATAGGGCAACATTTAAAAAGACTTTAAGCACGATGGGAGAAAAGGTAATAGATGAAGCTGTAAAAGGTATTATAGGTAATAAGACAGAAAGAGATATAGCAAAGAGTATGATTGATATTGGTTTAAAGGATTATGAGGCTAGAAATTTAGCTAATACAGCATTGAATACTTTTGAGAGGAATGTAACACAAGAAATGACAGCCTTTGATCCGCCAGATGCAACCTATGTATATCAAGGGCCAATCGATAACAAAACAAGGGATATTTGTTTAAAAATGATGGCATCTGGTAGTATGACAAGAGACGAAATTGATAGAAGGTTTCCTAATGCTTTCATAGATGGAGGCGGATTTAATTGCAGACATCGGTTTGCACGTGAAACATCTGTATCAAAGAAGCTAACTGATCCGCAACAAGCAGAAAGATTTATAAATAAAAAAGGCGGATTTAAAAGAGAACCATTAACACCTAAACAAAAGCTCGATCGTGTCTAGTCAATTGCATAAAATCCCAACATTTACAAAACAATTTTGGAAAAGTTTAGGAGATGAGACAGCAGACAGAATTAGAGTGCATACTACCAAAAGCGGTAAAGATGTTAATAATATAAAATTTCGTCCATATAGTACAAATTACAGGGCAAGAAAAGCATCTGGGAAGTTCAAAAGGCAATCATCAAAATCAACAAAAGTGGATTTACAACTTACTGGCGATATGATGAGAAATTTACAAACCAGAGGATTTACAAAAGATAAAGTTGTTATAGGTTGGTCTGGTGCTAATGCTCAAAAAATTGATTGGAATGCTGATGAAGGTAGGATAGTCACTAGTAAAAAAATGCCAGTATCTATAGGGATACAGAGATTTATTTTAAAAGAGGTTGATAAGTCAATCGGTCGTAATGTAAAAGAAGCGACTAAAAAGCCTATCAATCTAAAAATAGGTAAACGATAACTCAAACAAGAGGTTAAAATGCAAGAAGATAGTCCAGTTCAAGACGTAAAAGAACAAACTCCAGAACAAGAGGTTAAAGACGTTTCCGTCAAAGATGTTCCTTATGGACGCTTTAAGGAGGTTATAGACGAAAAAAACAACATGAAAGCTGAATTTGATGCTTTAAAACAACAAGTATTGAAGGAAAGTGAGGATCGAAAGCTAAAAGAGATGGAAAGAAAAGGTGAATATGAATCCGCTTTGAATATGGTTAGAGATGACCTTTCAAAAAAGGAACAACAGTACAATGAATTAAAATCTCAATTAGAGGTGTATGAGTCACAAGAAAAGATAAAAAGAGACTCATTACTCGATCAATTAAGCGATGATGATAAGGCTATATATGGGTCATTAAATAATAATGCATTAGAAGCTCATGTACAGCGAATTAAAAAACAACAAGTTCCAACGATTGGAAACGCTCAACCATCTGAAACTCAAGGATATACGGATTTGGTTGATGCGGCTCGTGATTTTCAAAAGGGAAAGATTGATGAAGGAATCTACAAACGAATTAGATCCGCATTCAGGACGAACCAAGCCTAGAAAAGCGAATAGCATATCTGATTTTGGTGACCCTACTAGTGGGAGAGTAACTACTCAAAACACTAGGGAAGGCGAAATGATATATCAATTAGATGGTAAAGATATATCTTTTGAGGATGGATTTAGTCTCTCTGTGGGAAGAGATAAAACACCTTCAAAGGTAAGAAGCTCTTTTAATCATATTAGCCAAGATCGTTGGGATAAAATATTCAATAGGAGTTAATTATGGCGGCTGGAGATAGCTCGAACTTTGCCGGATCGTTGCAAGAAGTACTTGCCGATGCGATGGTTCATTTTTCAAAAGCAAACGTATGTCTACCTTTGATTTCAGTAGAACAGAGAGAAAAGGCAGATACAATAACATTCCCAGTTTATAACTTGGGATCAAATCAAGTAACAAGTGCTGATGTTGGTTCACATAGTGAACACGATTCAACAGCGATTACAGCAACTCAATTAGATTCTGAAAAGAAAACAATCACTTTAGATATGTTCTCAATCAGAGTCCCTGTCCACGATGAAGCAGTTTTATCGAATGCAAATGATATAACTTCTGTGGCTGGTGAGTTGGTTGGAAATGCTATAGCGGCCAAAGTAGATTCTTTGTC